TCTGTTAGGAGCTGCTATGGGTGGTTTACTCTTTGTTAAGAGTTTATTCTCTGATGGTCCTGAGGAAGATGTAACATTTATGTCTCAATCTAAACCAGCTAAGAAGACAACTACTCGTAAGAAGAAGGTTTCTAAGCCAACACGAGGTCTGAGAGAACTAAAGTTTGAGGCTCAAGGACTTCCTCCTGTTCAAGTGTTAAATTTGCGATACGCAGGTAATAATTTCAATGTTATTCCAGTTAAGGATAGATGGATTTTAACTTTTTCTCACCTTTTCTTTACAAACGGAGGCATTCCACCTTCCGATGGAGATAAGCTAGAGTTAGAGATTGAAGGACAAGTTTATTCTACTGAATATAGCGATGAAAACTTGATTACCTTTGGTGAACAGGATGTTTGCTTGTATTATTTTGATAATAAACAAATGAGTCAGTTTAAAGACATGACTAAGCGATTTGTCAAAGAATGTGATATTCCTTTGGGAAATAATATACAAGCAATGTTGCTAACAGGCGATGGGAAGTTTTACTTCAAGGCTCGTGAGATGCATGGACTTACTTATCGTATGCGAGACCAACAGTTGGTCTGTGAGGACGGTTATAAGTATGATGCTCCTACGAGTACTGGAGATTGTGGAGCACCCTTGATTCTGACAGCAGGTCCAAATGCAAACCATATTTGTGGTATTCACATTGCCGGTAACGAAGCTAAGGTCAACCCAGTTGGAGCTAGTATTTTAGTTACTCGAGAAATGATTGAACAAGCCACAGTTATGGTAGCACAAGGACCTTCTGAGGTGCAAGTGATTCGACAAGAGGTTAAGGAAAACTTTAATCAATGGATAGAGTCAACTCCTTGTAGAGAGGAGTATACCAACCTGGAAGCCATTGAAGTATTGGATCCGAGAGAAGCTTTATACACTCCGTGTAAAACAAAGTTAACCCGGTCTCCAATATCTCCTTATTTACCATGGGAGGTGACTAAGCAACCAGCTATAATGAGTCCATTGGACTCGCGAGCTGAAGGTCGTGATCCTGTTCGTGTTTCTTTAGAAGAAAATTTGAGGTCAGAGTGCCCGGAAATGGATTTGTCCATTTTAGAAAAGGTTAAATGCACTATGATTAAAAATTTACGTGAAGATTTAGATTTTAAAGCTGGTCAGAGACGTTTAACTTTTGAAGAAGCTTGTGTGGGGATTCCATCTTTGTTGAATTCGATAAACACGAAAACTAGTCCAGGTTATCCATTGATATTAACTAGTGAAAAATCAGGTAAAACTGATTTTGTCTGGTTTGAAGGACAGGATTTGTGTTATACGAAAGAGTTTCGTAGGATGGTTGAACAAAGAGTTGAAGAGATGGATAGTTATGATGGACATGATATCCAAAATCGATTTGTTCAGTATCTCAAGGATGAGTTGAGGCCGCACGCTAAGATTGAAAAGTGTGCAACTAGAGCTATTTTTGCGAACGATATGATTAGTCTTGTGGCTTTTCGTATGGTTTTTGGTTCTTTGCTAGTTGCTTTTCATAATAGCTTTCCAAGGATTTCGGCTACAATTGGAGTTAACCAGTACTCTCATGATATGCAGATAATTTATGATAAATTGTCTGAAGTTGGCACTAATTTTATAGCCGGAGACTATAGTGGTTTTGATAAGAGAATGATTAGCCAAGCTATTGATACAGTTTATGGCATTTTGGAAGGACTTTTACCAGAGGATGTAGCAAATAGTTCTGACTGGAAATTTATGTATCAACATGAATGTAAAGCAAGAATTATGGTTTCAAACTATTTGGTTAGAGTAAAAGCAATGAATGTCAGTGGAGGATTCCTAACTACTATCCTGAATTGTTTGGTGAATGAGGTTTATTTTAGATATCTTTTCATTCAGCACTTCCCTTATATTAGTTTTGATGAACATTGTAAATTGGTTGTCTTAGGTGATGATCATATTTTATCAGTGTCTGATAAATTAGTTGAAAAAGGGATTTGCCCAAAGTTGATTGGAGATTGGATGGAATCCATAGGACAAAAGTACACTAGTGCATTTAAAGATAGGCAATTGTTGTCTACTTGTGATGATTTTAAGGACATTTTGTACTTAGGTGCTGTTCCTCGTGTTGTACATGGAGCTTGGACTGGTGCTTTGAGAAAAGAAACTCTTGAGCAAACACCTCATTGGACTCGTGACCATGGATTATCTACAGACGAGATGGTTCGTTGTATGATAGATTGTTGTTCACAGTGGGATAAGGAATACTACATGAATTATGTTGGCTGTTTAGAGTCAGCATATCAAGCTTTGGATCGTGAGTTTCCTAAATTGCCATCATATGAGGAGTTATCTACCATACAGGCAGCTCGAACGGCTAGTTCTGGAGAAGATTTTGGTATTTGGATGGCTCAATCTGAGGGTAGTCAAGCGGCTTCTTCCAGAACTGATAAGGCAAGTGATTTCTCTGAACGAGGTCTAACTATTATCAAAACAGCCACAGCTAAAAGTTCTATACAGGACTATGCCGGAACACATCAAAAATTAGCTGGTTTGTCAGTGAATGAACGTGCTATGGATTTGATGTATGGTTTAGAAAGTAAGATTAAGCGTAGTTCTGTTCTTTGGGACACTGGAGATACTGCCGGAGATAATTTGTTAGATATTGAAATTCCTTGGGAGCTTTTAGCTTTAGGAAATCAAAATAACATTCAGAATATGCCCTTTGATAATTTTATTTATTTTGTGATTGAGACAACCTTAACTTTTCAGTTGAATGGTTTACCCAATCAAGGTGGGGCACTGATAGCTTATTTTGTTCCCTTGTCAACTTCTACCACATTTGACATGGATTCGCGAACTTTGTTTGATCATGTGTTTTTGATTCCTAGTGCAAATACGACTAATCAGTTGACAATTCCTTTTAAATTTTGGAGATCAGCTATGAACACCTTTGCTGGAGGTCTGGGGACTGAGTCCTTAGGTAGACTCCGAATAGATGTTTATTCTGGTTTAACTTCGCAGGCAGCAAGCTCATGCGAAGTTACTCTATATTCTCAATTTAAAGGGAAATTTTCTATCCCTCGTCCAGTTGCTTCAGATGCAGGATCTGAATCTCAGGTTGCGACAGGGAAGAAGGGTGTGAGATTAACACCCAATGAGGATGGCCTTTTTGTTGCTCAAGGTAACTCTAGTTCTACAACTTATAACATAAGTAAAGTGGCTGGGGATGTTCCGATAGAGCACAAAGATGACATGGGTGTCCATTTGGACGCTCAAATGGATTCTGGCCTTCCGTTTGATAATCCTCCTTTAGCAGGAGGAGGGGTTCCAGTAACTCAACAGTTCCCATCGATGTCAAAGTCGGTAGGTTTGGAACCAACTCACCAATTACAATTGCATCCAGAAATGATGATGCGTGAACCACATATGATATGTGATCCACTGGAAATTGATATTGGTGAGATTTTGGGAAAGCGTGGAAGAATCTATACGTTTAATATAGATACTTCAGATGCTGTTGGAGATGAGTTGCTAACTATACCATTGAATTTTGTTTTTGGTTTAGTTGCTGCTGATCCTAACAACACAACGCAAATCCCAGCTCACTTATCTTTGTTGAATTGGTTCGCCAGGTGGCGAGCTGATATTGTCATAGAGGTGTGTGCTTTTAGAAGTGCTTATCATTCAGCTCGAGTCTTAGCTACGACAGCTTATGGTGCGCCTTCTATTGGCACTGGTGAAGAGAACATTTTCTATAACCAACCTCTTGATTTCAACGGAGATAATTATTGGGAGACTATTCGGATCCCTTTTAATGCTGCGACTGAGTTTTTACGTACCTTTGAAGGTGCTGGTAATGTTAATCTTGTCCAGGATTATTCTTTGGGATCTTTGAGGTTTTCAGTTTTGAATCCTCTTAAGAGTACAACCCAATTGGCTTCTACAGCTGTTTCATGTTCGGTTTTCGTAAGAATGGAGAATGTGCGTGTTGTGCAACCTCGAAGTTATACGTTGATTGATGGACAACCGACTTTTACAGCTCAAAGTCAATCTAACGCCATAGCGGTGACAGATAAGTCTGAAACTGCCGGGGTAGATGTTCAGGTGGACACCCCTACTCTAGGAGATGAAGTTCCTGAGAGTGCTATGGTTGTTACGGCCTCTGAATCTAATTTACAGAGGTCTGAAGCGTGTAAATTGCAACTTGGACGGAAGTTTGAGTATACAGTTTCTAAGATACATGAACCTTTAAGGAGGTATCGAAAGATTCCTCTTGCTGAAAATGGGGTTACAGAAGTCACTTTGACTTCCGGTCCCAAAGCAAGTACGGTAACGTGTATTTCAGTTTTTCCTCGTTCAACTCTAAGTAGTTGGTTTGCTGGTTGGTCGGGTCATATGAAGTATAGAATTTACTTTAATTATGACACTGATTCAACTTCCACGATCCGAAATCCTGAAGTTTGGTATGATTCCGAACCAGGGATTCCAGGTGATCTTATCAGTGATCCTGCACAGGATGCGTGGTTAGCATATCCTAGATGTGTCCAACCGGCTCCTTGGGATCCAGCTGGTACAGACATTACTGCTGCGAGTATGCGATTTAACGCGATGGCCCATGAATATGGGTACACCCTGTCGGATAACATGAATTATATTGATGTTTCTGTCCCCTTTATGTCTCAATATAATTACCTTCCTACTAAGGATAGTAATATATTTGATACAGCAGCTCAGTGGTCCAATGGTACTTTGTACATTGGTGCTGCAGTAAGCGACATTGTTGTTTACGAAGCTGTTGGAGATGATTTTCGATATCATGTTTGGTGTCCGACCGGATCTTGGCGAACCAGAGGTTACACTTATGTAAGTGGCTCTGATACCACCATTGTCACAGGCATTGGTGGATTTCGTTATGATCCTTAAGTGAGTGAAATAGACCGGAACTGCAATCCATCTTGTTATTTGGTGCGTTTTTCCTTAATATGCCAGATCTTATCACTTACATGCATGTATTCCTGTTATTTACTGTAATTCTCCTCTTTGAGGAAAGGCCGTTAAGTCGACTTAGTGTAACAGAAGTTTATTTTACATGTTAGTTCCCATATAATTTACTGTAATTCCTTCGGGAAGGTTATTAAGTTAGCCTAGTGTTATATGGAAGATCCTTTATTGGATAAATCTTGATTATGTTTTTTTAGATAAAGATCCGTG